CAGTCCAAGATCTAAGGTTTCACTCATCCGAGTTCTCCATGTTTTTCGTCAGGTCTGTGATGTATCTACGAGCGGTGAGCAGACCTGTAATTTCCCCACACATCCCGCAGTACTCGTCGTAAGACCTAGCAGCTCGCGCCCCTAAGTTTTCTTCGAGTTGTTTGACTTTTTCGTCAATTTGTTTCGCTGTGTACTCCAGCGCTTGTTTCATTTCATAAGACATTATTTATCTTTCTTAGTAGACTTCTGTGAAAGTCTTTGACGTTCGGCTTGCTGTAATTGCACAGCCATTTGTTGCTGGTGCTTCATTAACTCAATACCTGCTTTTGCGCCTTCGGTCTCTTTGTCCGACTCTTGCCTTTGCTGGTCGTGCATGTTGTTCATAGCCAGCTTTGCTCCCTCCATCTCCTGATTGGACTCAATACGCTTGAGTTCAACTTGGATCTGAGCCATCTTCGCTTGCATATCAGCCACGTCTTTCTGAGCCTTACGTTGCAGGTCTTGTTGCTTGATCTGCAATTCTTGTTGCTGCATCTGGATGAGCGGATCTTCCTGCATCTGCTGGTTCTTCTGCTGTTGGGCTTCTTGCTGATTCTGTTGTAGAAGTTGCTGAGACGCTTGCGCTGCCATCTTAGAAACTTGAACTTCCATCTCAGGAGACATTTGTTCTTCGTCCTTCTCCTCGTTGTATGGAGGTAAGGTCTGACCCATGGTCATCTCAACCTGCTTGCGGTACTCCATGCCCAAGTGCTCAAATACGTGAGCCATCATTGCAGCTTGTAACTGCTGAGCCATCTGAGGATTCATACCCACAATGCTCTGTACTTTGGGATCCTGCATCGCTGACATGTGAACTGCAATGTGAGCCTGATGGTCTTGGTAAATAAACGCTTTAACCGGCTTGTTAGAGAGGATGTTCATGTTCTCTGTGACTGGGTCACGAGGCTTCATGTCCTCTGCTATTGGTACAAGTTTCTGGTAGTTCTTGATGCCAATCACTTCCAACATCTGTCTGTGAAGCTGGGGTAAGTCATACAGTTGTGGCGCGGTTTGCGCCAACTGCAATGCCGCCTGATACTGGATAACCTTTTGGGCCATCGTAGCTGCATTAGGGTCACTAACTGGTATCACTTCTACATAGTCGTAATCACTCTGTTTAGCGTGACGATCACCTTCTTCTGGCTCATAGCTGTAGTCAGGTGGAGTGTAGTCGCGGATGATATCTTTGAGTAGCTTGAACTCTTGCTTCATTGAGTAATGAATACGAGCCTGAATCGCACTCATGGTCTTTAACTGTCGCTCAAGAATTGCAAGCGTTGTACCTACTGGAGACTGAGCCGACATGTCCGAAATCTGCAAATCAACAGTCCCCGCAAACTTGCGACCTTCATCAATGATTGTCTGAAGCAACGCCGCTAGAACCTGACTTGGTTCTTTGTATGGCAGCGGCATTATGTTGTCGCGTAGAGAGCCGCTTGGGACGTCCATGTCACGGAACTCTCCGGGGCTTATTGGTGTGTCGTCACCTTTAGATCTAAGCCCACGAGTTTTAAAGCCGCCCGGTAGATTCGCCAAAGTGCCAGCATCAACAAGCTGACGGAGAATAGAAGTACCAGACTTGGCAAAAGCACCGATAAGATGAATAAGACCGAAACAATAAAATCCAAAGCCCGGAATATAGCCGTAATGCACAAAGTGAGTACGCTTGTGACACTGTTCATCTTCTGGTCTCCAGTTTCTACGGATCGCTAAAACTTCACCTGAACTCTTCTCAATAGTGACGATGTAAGGTAAGGCAATTCCTGTCTCGTTTCCATCATCATCCTTGTGCTCATAGCCGGGCAAGTCCATCTCAACCTGCATCTCCAAGAGCTTGAAGCGATCATCTTCTGATGCTCTAAAGCCCAGCTTCTCAGCAATCTTCTTCTCTACCTCGTCCATCACATTAACTGGATCACCTAAATCAACATCTCGGTAAAAACCTTCATGCTGTAAACGCTTAAGTTCGTTGGCTGTTTTGCGCATAACATGTGTCACGCGCTCTGCTGAGTCTAGACTTGAAGCGCCATAAGGCACAACCACGTCCTCCGCTGGCACATACATAGACACCTGACGATCCAAGCTAGGATCAAAATACACCTTCTTGAACGCGTTGCCAGCTAAACCCAAGCCCCATAACATGCGCTCATGCTCAGGACGGAACTCTTTCATCACGTCTGTAAGTTGGTAATTCATATCTGCCTGAACACGATCAGCAGCTTTTTTCTTCTCAGGCGTCTCTTTGCCGATGATCTGTGTCTTAACTGGGCCTGCTGCTGGGAACGTAGACATCATGGTCTCAGCTTGAAACTTAACCACGGACTCACTTAATATTGGATGGAACACGCCACATGCGCCGGGCCAAGGCTCCATACGTTCTTCGATCTTCATGCCCAACAACTCAAGCCCATCCACATAGGTCTGGATCCAGTCTTTACGACTAGAGACATCCATTTCATACTCGCCAATGAGATCCCCGGATAAACGAACTAACTCGCTCTCATCCATGTCTTCAGCTAAGTTCTTACTAAACTCGTTTTCTTCCTCAGACTTCTCCATATCAATCTCAAAGCCCGGCCCTTTAATATTTACAGCCTCTGGGTCTTCAATTGTGATCTCAATTGGCTCGTCTTCTTCACCAAGTTGCTCAATGCCTTGGGGTGCGTCTGTGTAGACAGCTTTGTCCATATTGGTTGCCATCATTTATCCTTAAACAAGTTTTCCGCGAGTCTTGCCACGAGAAGCAATCCCATCACCTCGTGAGGAGGCTGTAGATTTAACTTTCCCACCTTTTTTGTAGGTGTCGCCAGCGGCATTTTCATTTTGCCGGTACACCTCATTGCCAATAGCATTACCAGCTTCTCCAAAAAAGTTTGTTGAAGACCTGTTGGTTGACCGCTTTGCTGTATCTTTAATTTTTTGGAGCGCCATTTGTCTGGCTTGTTCTGCTTCGTAATCGCCAAACACTTCTTTATACATTGGCCTATTTCTAAATACTGCTCTATTCTTTAACTGCTCTTTTACTTCGTCTATATCTTGAGCGCGTTCGCCAATTCTTGTTTGAGCTATGCGATAACGAGAAGCGTCTTTAACCGCCTTTGCTGTTTTTCCTGATCCCATAAAGCCTGATGCAACAGCTTTACCGGGGCCACCAACTAAATACTCTTCTGGGTATACAGGCTCAATTGCCTCTTCTTCAGCCGTGGGTACACGATGAGTTCTGTTCTCGTTGTATTTCTCCAGCACGCTTTTATATTTTTCAGCCATGATGTGTCCTTAAATAAGTTTTCCGCGAGTCTTGCCACGAGAAGCAATTCCATCACCGCGACTGGAAGCGGTAACCTTACCGCCTTTTTTTAACGGTTCAAAATTTCCACTATCCGGGTTATATTTTTCAACATCTTTTCTGCTCACAGCTCTGTTGGCTGGAACCTTTTCAATTGGCACGCGAAGAACTGAATTGTCTTTAAAAGCATTTGACTCAGTTCTCATATTATCAGTTTGGGTGAAGTATTTTTGTTGTTTGCCGCCTTCTTTTGGCAGCATATATCCAGACTTTTTGATAGCCTCAAGCTCTTCCGGCCCCCTTACGTTCCGCACGGCATATTGACCTGATGGTTTACCGCCCGGAGTTCCAAGAATGTCTGGGTAAATTGAATTCTTAACCTTTGGACGCATAAAAACTTCGGCCTTATCTTTCAATTTTCCTGCGACTGATTTAATTGTCTTGCCTGCGCCACCACCAATTAAAAGCTCTTCTGGGTATACAGGCTCAATCGCCTCTTCTTCCGCAGTTGGGAGGCGGTTTTTACGAGCCAGATCCTCATTATGTTTCTCCAACACGCTTTTATATTTTTCAACCATGATTTGCCCTTAATAGTACGCCGCTTTTTTGCGGAACATCTTCTTGACGAAAGTGTCTTCTGGCTCATCCGTCTCCAGACGGATAAACCCACCCTGCCGGAATCTCAGCAGAGCCAGTGTTGTGGAGTCTACCAAGTCATCGTTCGCTCCGCTAGGGAAGTCGTTGCATTCTTCTATGACATCCTTAGCCCACCGTCTGTCCGGCGCAAAGACCACGCCTCCTTGGAACAGACTGGAAACAGCGTTTACCCGAGCGATCTTGTCCTGCCCTTTTCCCGGGGTGAACTCCCCCACTGGGATTCCCATTCTGCGCATCTCCTGATATAACACAGATCCGTTGGACTTCTTCTCAACCATAAACGAATCTGGCTCCCATTCCTTGTACTCCTCGAGCACCAGCGCCTTGAGGTCTGGGTACTCCAGACGTTTCTTGATCGCATTTAACAATATGATCGCGTAATTATTTGTTTCCTCATTGAAGAACACACCCCAAGTTGTCAGTGCGTTGTAGTCAGCCCTATTAGTAGCTTCCTGCGCCGCATCCAGACTCATTATGGTGAATTCACACGGGGGCGGCTCTTCCTTTTCCCAGATCTTCCACCACTCCCTCTTTATTAGAGCACCTTCTTCTGAGACAGGATTCTGCATGTATTGGGCATTCCAATACCTGACGTCCAGCGCAGCTTTCTTGGCGTAGAGTTCCTCCACAGGCCAAAACTCAGGCCACAAAGCCTCTCCGTCGTCCTTAATTGCAGGGAACTCAACCACTTCCCACTGATCAACGCCCTCTTCGCGGTTCATCTGTGTAACTATCTGCCCAGTCAAGTCCAGCTTTGACCACCGAGTCATCACAACGATGATTGCACCGCCCGGCATAAGGCGCTGGAGAGGGCCAGACTGAAACCATTCCCAAGCAGGAAGAAAGACATCGGGTCGTCCAGTTTTAGCGTCTTGTTCAGAATGAGGATCATCAATAATAAATAGGTCAGCACCGCGCCCAGCAAGAGCGCCGCCCACACCAATTGCAAAGTACTCTCCATTGAAGTTCGTCCCCCATCTTGGCGCCGACTTTGAGTCAGCTTGCAGCTCAACTTGGGGGAAAATGTCCTTGTAAGAGTCCATTCCGACCAAATTTCGCACTCTGCGACCAAAATTCACTGCCAAATCAGCAGTGTGAGAGGCCATGATGACCTTTTTATGGGGGTGTTTGCCCAAAAACCACGCAGGAGCCAAGTATGAGATCAATTCTGACTTGCCGTGACGGGGGGCGATGTTCACAATCACCCGTTTCTTCTTGCCGTTGGCGATATCCTCGAAGATTTGGGCCAATTTCAGGTGGTGGGGGCCAACTTTGTACCCCGGATAGACGTGTTTGACGAAGTCAAGGAAGCTCTCCTTGCTCAAAGTCTGCGTCATTTGGGCATCGTAGGTCTTGAGAAGCTCAAGAGTGCGCCTTTTCTGCTTGTCAGGCATGGCTGGCAACGCTTGTCGCAGCTTAAATAGCTGCTCAGGCGTCAGATTTTGATTCATTTCTCACTATTTCTCGAGCTTCGACGTCGATTACTTTATTTTCTAAGCTACCAAGGGTGTCCAAGAGTTCCTTTTCGACTTCCTCAATAGACAGTATCTTATGCGTCACTTCACTACGCTTCTTGAAGGCGTCCACGCCATCAATCTCACCTAATTTAGATAGAGCACTTACTCTGGTCTTGGCGTCCTTGGCGTTCTCGACCTCCATCACCAGCTTGTTCACTACATATAGCTTTAGGTCAGACAACTCATCCACGATCGACACGTTCATCTGAGCCACCATACCCGCAAGCATGGCAAGCGTCTCGTTGGGATACTTAGCAAAATCAGGTCGTGAGCCCGGATTGGCAATCATCTCCCGAGCAATTTCTTTTGCTTGGTCAGCATTTTCTTGCGTAGGGATGAGAGGTTTGCCTGTTAAGTCAGACATCAGCTTCACCACATTGGCTCTCATGGTGAGTTCTTCGGCAGGCGACAGTTCAGGGAACGCATCTACGGCGTTCTTAGGTAGAGGTATGTTTTCCTCTATGTGCGGAATTATCGGTTCTAACATGTCGGGCATTTGGCTCCGTTAAGGGGTGTTAGCGCAGGGAGCTCCGAGGACGACAAAGTTTGAAGGAACGGCATCTACGGGTACTGTGCGCCAACAGACTCGAATGTAACATAAAAATATATCTATGCAAGTAGGGGAGGTAAGGAATCCTACCCGGGGGGTTAGGTACTACAGATCGGTATTTTGTTCGCTGTGTAATTCGATGGGGGGTGGGGTAGCTTGCCACGTTTGCCATGTGTTTAGGATAAAGGGGTGTGTGTAATTGGACGGGATGTGTGGGATTTTCCGTAAAACTGAATTACACAGGGGAACTCAAATAGGGGGGTTTGAGTTCTACGGACAAAGTGAATTACACGGGGCAGAAATTAATACTTGGTAACTTGACATATTACTTGGGGGAAATTTTGAAAATTATGTAGTTATTTGTGTTTGTTCTGGGGTATGGGGTGCGAGGGGGAGGCTCATTGGGGTTTAGGGGGGTGGGGGGTGGCATGGGGTGGGTGGGCTGGAAACTATACTTATATAGGGGCTTTTGCTAATCTACACCTACTGCAACAACGCAGTTAACCAAAGGAGATACCTAATGAAGAACCCCATCGCTTACTCAAACCTTTTCAAGACACCAACATCTATGAAACAACTAGAGGACATAGCAGAGTCAATGCGTAATGTCCCCGAAGCATGGATGGTGATGATGTTCACTCTTAACTACTGTCACCAATTAGTAGAGGAGATGCTGAACCCCGCAGTGATAGACATCACCGAGGAAGATATAGCAGAGGGCATCAGGCAGTGTTGCATAGAGATGGATGCTGACGCATACATCAGCGCAGAGTTAAAAGTGCTGAAGCAAAGCCTAAAGGCTGAAGCAAAGCGCAGGAACATCAAGGTCACTATCAAGAAGCCTAAGCATCCTGTTAAGCCTGACCCTGAAGCTGAAGAGGACAGAGCAGATTACGAAAGAGAACAACTGATGAGACCTTAATGGTCGAAACCGCAGGGATGCGGTCTTGTTCAACTAACTAGGGAGATCGAAATGCTCACATACATTTCACCGTTCGACGTCAGAGATAACATCCTAAACTTCGGTAAGGCTTACGCCTTCTGGGCAATACGTGATGAAGCAGGGATACTACATTCTCTGTATCTGTTATGGGTAGCAACCAACATGATCAAACATGCTGACACCATAGAGCGTGAACGCTCTACGTATCGCTACCAACAACTGTAATTCAAGGGAGCTTCGGCTCCCTTTTTTTGTGCCTATGGTTTTGAAGCC